TATGACGAGCTGAGCGATGACGACGGCGAAGATGATGGTGATGGCCGGCCTCACTATGGCCCGGAACATCTCCGTAAAGACGGTGAGCAACTCGGGCGCCCTGGGCTTTTCGTTCTGTGCCACGTTTACTCCTTACAGTATGGGCTTGGGAGGCTCAAGGGGGCCCCTCGTTCCCTTTCTACGACCCTTACTCGGCCGGCCCTCGTTGGGCCTGCCTTTCTCAGGTGAGCGCCCCCAAAGTGTCCGGGACCGGCTTGTTGGCCGCCGAATAATGGGCTGCCAGGTGTCGGGCGGCCTTGATGATGTCCTCGGGTGACGCCCGGACTCTCTCCCCCCGATATCCGCCAGGGCTGAGGGCGGCCACTGCCGCGGGCATGCGGTCCCAGTCCACAGTCTTTTCGATGTCGAGGCGCCCTCTGGCCCTGAGAATGGCTTTAGTGTGGTGCGGTAGTTTCCAGGTCTCGGAGTTATGGGGATCCCCGACAATGGCGAAGGCCTCTTTAGTCAACCCCTCTTTGGTTTGCTCCCTTGTGATTGCTTCTGTAAGTTTGCTCATCTTCCTGATTGCTCCTTTTAGTTTCTTGTTCATGGTCCTCCTCTAGTCGTCCTGGGTGTAGAGCGTCCTCCTGGTGACTCGGTTTCCCTGGGCCACCTGCTTTAGTTTCTGGTCGTATCGTTTGAAGCGCTCTGTGCCCCACTCCTTGTAGCTGATAGTGCCCCAATGCCCGGCTATAGTGGCCCGATCTACTGTGTAGGCCGAGGCGGACATGGCCAGGTAGCCTGTCGCGCCGAGGACTATAATCTCCTGGTGCTCTAGTGGGATGGTGGTGTCCTCGGGGTCCATGGTGTGCTTGGCAAGCCATCTCACGCGGGCGTCGGCGCCGTCGCCTGCGTCCTCCATGTAAAGCCTGCCGGCCCAGTACTCTATATGCTGCAGGTGCTTTGGGTTCTGGCCCAGGGGGAATTCCAGGGACTCTACCTGAAGCAGGCTTTCCAGGGAGGTTATGTCGATCTCGGTCTCTCCGTCGGTGGTGGCGATATCGTCCTGGTGCTGCATAGGGGCGTGGAGTGAGTACTCGTCAACGACCCGGAGTATGGCCGACTGGATTTCTCCGTCCTGCCAGATGTAGTTTAGGGCGTCGGTGTCCTTCAGGTCCTCCCGGGCTCTGGTTACCATTTCAACTAGGTTCATGTCTCGCCTCCGTTTCCCCCTCTGCGGAGGGGGCGGTGGTTGCTCCGCCTTCCCCCTCCGCATGTATTGAGGGGCTTATCATGAGGTAGGTTTACTGTCTTTAGTTCCTCACCCCTGTGAGCATGGCACACTTCACATAGGAGAAGTTGGCCAGGCTGACGTACCACTTAATTCTGGTACGTGAAGCGTCCTTGGTCTCCAGGGAGCCGAGGCGCTCGATCTGCAGCATCTCCGGGCTGGTCAGGCCGCAGACTGCGCCCTCTCCCATCTGGAAGGCGAAGATGGCGGAGCAGTCGCTGGAGGACCCTACGGAGTAGTTATCCTTGACCCAGTCTGAGATGCCTACGGCTATGCCGTTGTAGTACTCAACCATCTCGCCGACCCGGCCTTCTCCGATCAAGAGGTTCTGGCCAGAGGCTCGGCACAGGGCGACGATCTTCCTTCTGGACCGGCGGCTCATCAGGAGCATATCGGGCTTGGCGCCCCGGACCAGGTCAACCAGCGCATCGATCTTGTCCAGGGAGAGGGTGGCGCCGTTGACGGCCATGCCCAGGTGGCTGCCGAATCGGGTCGTCCAGGTGACCGCGTCGTCCACGATGGTGGCGCCGTCCAGGATGGGCCAAACGGGCTCGGTGGTGGCATGGGTCTTGTAGTCGGTGTCCCGGGCGGTGCACTCATAGCGCCAGCCGTTCTCCTTGCCGGCCGTAGGCACGACGACGTCTCCGATGGCGGTTACGGTGTCGGCCACCCAGGCCGTGCCCTTCATGGTGAGGTGTAGGCCTGTGGGCTGCTCGCTTGTGCCTGTGCCGTTGAGGAAGACGTTCTCGAACTCGTTCCTGACGGCCTTAGCGGCCAGCTCTATGCAGGCTGCCTCAAGGTCCTGAACGTTGCTCCTGGTGGACTTCAAGAAGTTGTCCACGTCGGCATCCACTCCCAGGACGGACAGGGCGGCGGTGCACTGCTCGAACGCGGGCGGGCTGGCGACCCAGGTGCCGGTGACCGGGGCATACCAGGCGGCGGTAGGGAGGGTCTTCTCCCTGTTGTATTTCAGACTGTTACCGACAATCTGAATGAAGGGCAGCTTCTGCAGGATAGGGCTGTCCTTGACGATGGTCTCGATGATACCCTTCACCAAGATATCAGTCGAGAGCTTAGATGCTTCTGCTAATAGTATCGACATAGTTAGCTAGTTCCTCCTTTTTGTTGGATTCCCGCGGCGATCTTCTCCCTGGGGGATAAGCCCTCAACGGAGGTGCCGCCTCTGGTGGGTGCTCCGGCCGGGACTTTGGTCTCCCTGGCCTGGGCTTCGAGGTTGGCCTTAACGGCGGTGGCGATGGATAAGGCCTTGGCGACCGAGGCGTCTATCTCCTCGATAGTGGCGCCGGTGATGACGTCGCCAGGGAGGGTAGGGTTCGCCGCCCTGGTGGCCTCGAGGTATTTGCCGACGGCTTTGGTGTAGGCTTCCTTAGTGTGGCCCAGCTCGGCGGCTGCCGCTTCGCTGGCCTGGGAGACTACGTTTAGGGAGGCCTCCAGCTCGGTGATGCGTTTGCCCTTGTCGGTGAGGACTGCCTCCATGGCGGCCTTCGCCTTCTTCTCCTCGTCTAGTTCGGCCCTGATGATCTGCAGGTCCATCGGGGTGGGTGCGCCGTTGGGGTTGGCCTCTGGTGTCTCAGGGGCCCCCTCGGGTTTCTTCGGTTCTTCTGGTGGCATAATTTACTCCTTTGAGTTATTACTCGGGCACTTCCATTTCTGAGGGTGTGGCTCTCTCTCTCGCTCCGCCTCTCGTAGACTGTGTCCTGAACTCCTTATTCATTTGCAGGATCTGCTTCCTCTCTTCCAGCCATCTGTTGAACTCCTCGTCCGGGTCTTGGACCCCGAGCTCGTCCATTGCCGTCTTTCGGCTGTGGACTCCCGCCTGGACCAAGAGCTGCTCGTTCTGGGCCTGGCGTGCTACGTCTTGCGGCAGGATGGCTCCCCAGATTACTCTGTGGGAGATGCCGGTGAAGTTCTGGCCCATGTACTTCTCGGCGAGACTCAGGATCATGGCGTTGCGGCGATGGTAGGCGTCGGTTCGGATGGTGCGTTTCCTGGTAACCTTCTGGACTAAACTTCCCAGTTCGATGCTCATGGCGGTGCCTGAAAGGTCCCTCTCCATGCCGCCGTAGGCTGCCCTGGGCATCTCAGAGACGTCGTGTAGGGTGCGGTAGACCAGATCAATGTAGTCTATGTGCAATCTGATTCCGCCGCCCTGGAGTAGGTCTAAAAGGTAGGCCTTGGCGTCCTCGGGGATCGTCCACACGGCGCCCGGCTGGACCTTGATGTCCTCTGCCGAGCCCACGTTCTCAAGGACGGCGATGGGGTTTCCTGAGAGCTCAAGGATGCGGGATAGCTGGCTGAGGGCTCGGTTTAGCTCGCGCTGGGGCTGGATAAGCGATGGGATATCGGACACTCCCCAGAACTTCTTAGGCTCTCTGAGGTTGGGGAAGATGACAAAGGGGATGAAGCCGTAGGGGTTGGGCTTGGACTCCATGAGGTCGTTCTCCAGGTAGAGATCTAGTGTCTTGGCCGTCCAGAGCTCTGTGATAGTGGCCTGCTTCTTGTCGGTGGTCTGGCCGTAGAGGATGGCTAGTTCGTCCTGGGTGAGGGTGTATCTGGAAGCTATTCGCCAGACCCGGGCGGCGTCGTCGCCAAGCCACCAGGCAAAGGTGCCTGACGGGTCCGGGGCGGTCACCCTGACTCGCCTCTCCTCGGCGTCCCAGGTTACTTTATAGCAAGCGTCTCCCAGGACGGCGGCGTCGACCTCGGTCTCCCAGTCTAGCTGCTGGAGGTTGTTCTGCTCGTAGACCTGGCGGAGGAGCTGCTCGGCTTTCGTGGCTGTGGTTTTGCCCTGTTCGGTCTGGTCGCCCGGGTAGGCGGCGAAGCCCAATCCCTGCATGAGAAAGCTGGTGATCTTGTCTATTGAAACCTTGACGTAGTTAAACACGAGCTGTCGGTGGCGTGACGTGGTTGGCCACTGGCTGCCCTGGTAGAAATCGAGGTTGGTGCGGTAAGCGGCGAGGCGGTCGCTGTCCAGGCGAGTTAGTTGCGCTGGGGTGAATTCATTCATCTCTCAAGCCTCCTTTGGCTGCCCTGGGGCTGAAGTCTTTGGCGCCCTCTACTGCGAGGGCCAGGCTGATCAGGAAGTCGTCGTGCCCCTCTGATGGGTCGACGTAGAAGTTCATGGTCTGGTTGGGGCGGTACTGGGCCCGGGCTCTCTCTAACTGGAGGATGGTCTCCTGGTATTCGCGGGACCCGTCTCCTTTGTAGAGCTTCAGCCGGCTATTGTTGACAAAGGCCAACAATTCAAAGCCCATGTCTGACTTGCTCTTTTGGGTGAAGGTGAAAGGGATGACCCGGGATCCGAGCTCCTTCCTCAGAAAGCTGGCCACGGGCTGGCCGATGCCGGTGGCGTCGACTACTATGCGCCGGCAGTGCCACTTGTTAAGGAGATCCACTATTTGAGGGTACAATGTGCTGTGAGCTATGCCTGTCCACTGGTACTGCTCCATGACTCTCAGGGTGGGTTCGTTGAGGGAGAACTGGGAGCGTTGGCCAGTATCTAGCTCGGCAATGGTGATGACAGTTGAATCAAGCTTGGGCTTGGCTGCCATAAGGGCGGCCTCCCGGGTTTCCTCTCTCTCACCGGCCAGGTCTATGCCGGCGATGTAGGTGGCTTTGGCCTGGGGTTCTTTGAGCCTCGTGTGCGCGCCCATCATTAGGACGATTTGCTGACGTGTTAAAAATCCGCCTCCGCCTCTGATGGGCAATAGTAGGTATTGGGTCCTGAAGAGCGGGTGCTCGTCGCCTAGTCTGAGCCTCTCGCCGTCGACGTAGCGTGCGTAGTCAGGGTTGTACTTGGCGACCTCTTGCCAGTCGAATCTAAAGTGGCGTTGGAGCCCGTCCCTCTTCTCGAGTTCCAGGTTGGTGAGCTTGATCTCCTCGAGGAGCGTGGAATCGTCCCAGGTGGTGCCGTAGTGAATGGTGGTGACGTTGGTGGATGACCCCATGGGGCGGAACTCCTTCGTGTACTTCTCCTTGCTGACGTCCTGGGACTCGTCTATCTCCAGGAGGATGTCGGCGGTGTGGCCAACGACGGATGCTGACTCCTCGGCCGACAAGAATACGGCCCGGGCGCTGCCCAGGGCGATGATGTATCCCATTTCGGTGTGGTAAAGGCCGTCGAATCCGAACTCGTCGAGCCTCTCCCGGAGACGCTGGATCGAGATTATGGTCTGCGGTTTGAAGGTTGGTGAGCACTTTATCAGGCTGCCGCCGGTGGCCATGTACAGGGTCAACAGGAGAAGCTCGAGGTGGGCTGATAGCTCGTTCTTGCCCCCCTGGCGGGCCATCTCCACAGAGAACGTCAGGCCCTTGCTTTCTTGGATGCTGGCCAGGACGGCCCGGGCTATGTCCTGTTGGTATGGCCTTAGCTTCATTTGCCTGCCGCCTTCATGGCTATATTGATACCTATGCCCAGGGGACCGGCGACCTCGGTCAGTACCTTAGTAATGGCGTCTTTGAGGGAGTTCTTCTGCTCCTTCGATATCTGGTACCTGGTGCGAACAAGGCGGGCGATGGTGTTGGCTGCCTCGAGGTGTAAGTCGATTCTGTCGGGCTCGTTCTCGACCAGGTCTCTGAGCTTTATGCGAAGCAAGGTGATCTCCTGGTCGATGCCCTCGACGTAGCTGGCTTCGTCCATTTCCAGCTTCTCTGCTTCGGTTAGGGCCCGGCTATAGAATCCGTGCGTGCGAGCGTTTTGGTTGCCCTTGGGGGCTCCCCTTTTTGTTGCCATTCTTCTGGTTCTCCTCTACTTTCGCCTTGACTAAACCGTAAACGAGAACGTGAGCTGCGAGGGTGTAGTCTTGACGTTCGAGTGCTACTCGTAGTATGTTTAGCTTCATAGCTGAGCCTCCTTCTCGGCCAGGGTGGCCTGGGCGGGTGCCTCGTGGATGTCCAAGTCCAACGTGGCCTGCGGCGAGCCGATGGTGGCTAAGAGGGGGGCTCCCTGCCGTTGGAGGTTGAGGATCCGTGCCAGGCTGGCCGGGTGTATCTTGGCCTCGAACTTGATGGTAGTTACGAGTCCCTGCTCGTCGACCCTGGTCTTGGTGGCGAGTCCTGTGATGTCTGGTAGTAGGATTTCAACCTTCACTGTGGTCACCTCCTTTAGTAATGTCCCGATTGAACTTCTCCTTGACCGCCTGGGATAGCCATGTCCCGATGTCGACGCCGGCCACTGACGCGCCGGCCTTGGCCAGGCGCCGGGCCTTCGGGTCGAAGTTCCTGACGTGGTAGCCTTTATCCTTCTTGGGTTTAGTATCAAGTAACGTTTGCATTTCTCCACCTCTCAAAATTGTTTTTGATATCTTGCCCCGTCAAGATGGGGGCTGTGGCCGCTTCTTCGCGGGCTGGCTTCGCTTCGCTTTGCGAAATTTGGTAGCGGGTGCTCCTCTCCTCTCCCAGCCTGGTGATGCTGATAGGGACCAGGGTCTCGGTGTGGGGAAGGGCTTTAAGGTCGATCATTGGCTGCTCTCCAAACTCCCAGTCCGCTGGCGACCCGCTAATGTATAGCCTAGCCTGATACCGCCAGCGTTTGGGGATTCGGGCCAGGCAGTGGGGGCATCCCTGGCCGAGGCACAGCTCGCTTCGCTGGCCCGTCCAGTGCTTGGCGATGGCCTTGACTGAGCTAAAGTCGATGACGGCGATGACGGTCTCACCCTCTTTGATTTTAAGCCACATGGACCCCCCCTTTGTTCATTGCTTAAGCTTAAGCTTAAGCTTTTACTTCTATCCTTAGTGACGCTTGTGTTTATGTTGTTAGGAGATAGGCTTACGCTTAAGCTTGCGTCGAGCAGGGCGATTGAGCTTTGGAGATGCTGAGGGACGACGTCCAGGTAGACGGCCGTCGTTTGAATGCTGGCATGGCCGAGAAGTTCTTGAACTGCCCTGAGCTGTGCTCCTTGCTCTACCAGGGTGGTAGCAAAGAAGTGACGCAAGCCATGGGGCGATAGGTCGTCAATGCCGGCTGCCAGGGCGTATCTCTTGACGATGTGGTAGAGCATCCTCGGCGTTATGGAAAAGAGTTTGTCGGTGCTGGTGATGTTCTGCTCGGTGATATAGTCTGTCAGGGGGTTGACCAGGTGCTGGGCCAGAGGTATGACTCTGTCCTTGTCGCCTTTGCCTTTCCTGATATAGATGAAGCCGTTTACTATGTCGCAGGGCCGGAGATTCAAAAGTTCAGCCTTCCTCATCCCGGTGAAGGCAAGCATTAGGAATATGAGGGTGTCGCGCTGCTTAACCTTAGCCCATTTATCGCTACGGCTAGCGATGACGTCCAGGATTGAATATAACTGACCAGCTGAATGATACCGCGGGAGACGGCGTTGTCTTTTGAGCTTGACTTTGAACGGGGCCTCTCTGCTAGAGGGGTCCCTTATAAATTCCAGGAACGGCTTAATGGCGTGGTAGTATGCCTCGACTGTTGTGGGCTGATAATCTTGGTCTCTCAAGTAGGCGAGGAACTTCTTCCCGGCGTAAGCTGATGCTGGCTGGTCTGCCAGGAAAGCACGGAAAGCATTGAGACGCTGGACGGACTGTTGGCGGTAGTGCGGGGTAATGTCTTTCAGGGATAACTCGTCGAAATATGAGGTGAACTGGGCGATGCTCTGGATCTGGGTTTCAAGATTCATTTGGCCTCCTCCTCCCCTGCGTGGGTATCGGAAAGTGTAGGGGGGAAGATGGGACCTTGGCAATGGGTCGAAGATTACCTATCAGCATCGTCATTGCCATGTTCCTTAGCTTGGGCGCCCTGCTCTTTGGCCGGCAGCGCTCCCTATACATCTGGTTGGCTCTAGCTTTTACCTGGCTCTATACCCTGC